TTAGCTTCTTATACCTAGCCATTGTTGCAGTGTGCCAGTTTTCACATTTCTCAGCCCATGACGTTACATCGGGGCTTCGGTACGTCTTACTCATGTCGTTCTCCGTTCAGTTAAAAGGTAGGATAGATCTATCCTGTTTTGCCAGTGAGTGAAGCGTAACTCCCCCAATGGCAACGCCATTATAACATACTTATCATACGATGTCAAGTGGTGGTGAATGGTTCAGTTTAGTGTAATGTAACGTAATGTAATGCAATGTTACGCTGCTGTTATTTATAAGTGGTTGATATGTAAGGACTGTTACAATGTTACGCGTATAAGGAAATTGTGAGGGTGGGTGAGAATCCCTGAGAGGGCGTAACATTAGGAGAATCAAAAAATGTAGACACATAATAATTTAGAAATGTAACAATATAAAAAAGATTAAAAAGTATACAAATTTACCTATCAGAACGTGGCTAAACGTGGCTAGAAATAGCATGCGTTTATCGTTCATAATGTTGCATAGAAACGCAACATTGCATTACATTGCGTAACATTGCGTAACATTACAATGCAACAAAACAGGATAGATCTATCCTGATTCCTAAAGTACCTAGGATTAATCGTAGGTACTCTAATCGCGTAACGCAACTCAGGAACAGGTCTCGTATACGTACCAGAATTAATCGTAGGTACTATCAACGTACCAGAACAAACTAGGATAGATCTATCCTGTCACGCATCGCGTAACGCAACTCGGGAACTGGTTTCATAAGGGTGAGGATGATGGGGACAAAATCGAGGCGAAAAAAAAGGCAGGCCCGAAGGCCTGCCCAAAGAGTGTGACTAGTTGCTTAGTGTTTAGCTATCTGTTCCTGCAGCAGATTGTATGCTGTTATTAGTGGCTTGTTGATTGCCGCCACGTCGAAGTCGTCGCCCGCGGTTTCGATCAGATCAATGAGCTTGCTTATGCGATCACTGATTTTCACTATATCGAATTTGCTCGGCGCTTTCTTGCTCTCAGCTTTCTTGCGGCGCTCGTATGCTGGCATGTTAAGCGCTTTCTCCGCACGGTCTAGACCATCGCGCATTTTCTGCAGCACATTCTTGCGCTGACTAGTAAGGTACGCGCGGCGCTTATGTAGCAGCAGGTCTTTATACTCGGTTTTAGAATAGTCCATAGCTTTACAAAACTCAGCCATAGTGCTATCAACCAGAAACGAATCTGTCGGACACCAACATAGCGCCGTGGCTATGTCTTTCAGTAACAACCGATAAGACTTAACAGATAGCAAGCTAACCTTGTCTTTGCTGTCCGGCGATACACTATGGCCCACACGATAGCCCGCCGTATACAGTGTACGGTAGCTTCGTTCGTTCTCGTCAATGTTGGCATTGATTGTGCCGAGGGCCTCAATGCGCGTGTTTGAATCCTTTACGAACGCCGTGGCTGTGATTGCTTTAAATGTAGTTTTCATAGTCGTTATCCATTCAATGATAAGCCGTCTCGTATTGTGCGATACACAACACCGCCGACTTGGGAACTACTATAACTACTTCTAGGCTGATTACAATAGAATACACGACAAAAGCAGGATAGGTCTATCCTGATTCCCAAAGCCCCAAACGCCGTGGGGCGAAGGGTACGGGGGTGGGTACCCCCCGCTGCGAAAAAATCTGTGGCGCGCCTGTATATTACTAGTTTAAGCGAATAAATTGGTTTTTTTGGAAACACCCCCCTTCTCTTCATAAGTACCTAGTGGTAAAAAATTATTTTTGGTGTATTATGATTACTTCTGGTTAACTACCTGCAAATATTATGAATCTATTGATCGAGCCTGAGCTAGGCGTACCGTTTTCGGCGGATACCCCTTATATAGACCTAAAGACGCGAGCAGAAGCCGCGTGTAATACTGCTGTACAGCTAGCAGAACATGGGCTAGACCTTACTCCGCTAAAGGAAGACAAAGATGTTGCAGCGGGTTTAGTCACTAGATACGCCGAAAACCCCGAAGAAATCTCTAAACAGGTCACTTCCGCTCGAATGGCTAAAATGCGCCCCGCTTCTTTAGTTATGACTGACAAGATCCTGCAAGAATTCGGCCACTCTATAGTAGAAAACTCCTTACAAGTGCGTCATCTAGTGACAAATAAGTTGTTACTTGAGTCAGATAACGACGATGCTAAGATACGCCTGCGCGCACTGGAACTACTTGGGAAGATTTCAGACGTGGCGTTGTTCGCAGAGAAGTCTGAAATCACTATTACCCACCAAACCAGCGATGATCTACGTGCAAAACTGCGCGGGAAGCTAGAAAAGTTAGTCAACCCCCCTCCCGCAATAGAACACGCTACGATTATTGACTCCACACCATTGTCGCTCGACGACGAACTAGGGGAACTACCGCCAGTTGAATACGACGACTGATTTCTCCGATGACGAAATCCGGATAATGCTGGATAACCTCGACAAGTACAACGATACCGAGGTCGAGGAGATACATCGCATCGTAAATGAGCTTGAAGCGCGCAAGCACAACCAAGCTGCATACGACGATCTTATAGAATTTTGTAAGGTAATGATGCCCGACTTCATTGTGGGCAAACACCACCGCATTTTGGCCGATATGTTGATGGATATTGAGAGAGGGGACAAGGACAGGGTGTGTGTAAACATCCCCCCGCGTCATGGTAAGTCTCAATTAGTGTCTATATTCTACCCAGCATGGTTTTTAGGTCGAAATCCAGACAAGAAAGTTATGATGGTATCCCACACCACCGATTTGGCGGTTGATTTTGGTCGTAAAGTACGTAACTTGATCTCTGATAGTTCGTATAAGGCTATATTTCCTACGACAAGCCTAGCCTCTGACTCCAAATCCGCCGGGCGCTGGAACACCAGCGTAGGGGGCGAGTATTACGCCTGTGGTGTGGGATCTGCGCTGGCTGGTCGTGGTGCGGATCTTCTACTTATTGATGACCCCCACTCTGAACAAGACGTAATCAACGGTAATTTCTCTATATTTGAGAAGGCTTACGAGTGGTACACGTTCGGTGCTCGTACGCGCCTGATGCCGGGGGGTCGTGTGGCTATTATCCAGACTCGTTGGCACATGGACGACCTGACGGGGCGCGTAGTCAAGGATATGACGCAGAACGAGCGCGCTGACCAGTTTGAAGTAGTAGAATTCCCCGCTATTCTAGAGATTGTGAAAGATAACAAGGTTGTTGAGAAACCGCTATGGCCGGAGTTCTTCGATCTTGAGGCGCTCCTTCGTACTAAAGCGTCGATGCCCAACTTCCAATGGAACGCGCAGTATCAGCAGTCTCCCACGGCAGAAGAAGCGGCTATAGTTAAACGAGAGTGGTGGCGGGTATGGGGAGGAGAACGTCCTCCCCCCTGCGAGTATTTGATAATGACGTTAGACTCTGCGGCTGAGAAACATAACCGTGCGGATTACACGGCGCTGGCTACGTGGGGGGTGTTTTTTAACGAGGAGACTGACCTACACAATGTCATATTACTAAACTCTATCAAGAAGCGGTTGGAATTCCCCGAACTCAAAACGATGGCGTTGGAGGAGTACAATACGTGGGAACCCGACGCATTTATCGTAGAGAAGAAAAGCTCAGGTGTGGCGCTTTACCAAGAGATGCGTAGAATGGGCCTACCCATATCCGAATACACCCCACATCGTGGGTCAGGTGACAAGTTAGCGCGACTAAATTCCGTTGCTGACATCATCGCATCGGGTATATGTTGGGTACCCGCTACACGGTGGGCGGAAGAGTTAGTTGACGAGGTGGCGGGCTTTCCGTTTATGGCAAACGATGATTTAGTTGATGTAACAATAATGGCCTTGATGCGCGTCAGGCAAGGCGGCTTTATACGTCTACCCTCGGATGAAGCGGAAGAACAGAAATATTTTAGGTCGCGTAGGGGCGGTAGATTCTACTAATTAAAGGTAAATATAATGGCTATTGAAAAAGGTATATATTCCGCTCCTATGGGTGTGGAGGAAGAGTCGGAAGGGTCTGAATTGGAGATCGAGATAGTAGACCCAGAAGAAGTTACTCTAAGTGACGGCAGCGTAGAAATAACTCTGATGCCCGAGGATGAGCGTGAAAGCGAGTTCGACGACAACCTAGCGGATGAACTTGACGAGAATGAACTTAATGGTGTCGCTGCCACGTTATTGGAGATGG